ATCTTCAACTTCAATTACATGCATATCTGGACTACCATCTTCTTCAAGCATCATAGCAAATCTAGATGCATCGTCTTCTGCTTCAAATAGGTAGAGAATCTGTTCTCCATCATCTGCTTCTACTGAATAAGCACCCTCCTTTTCTTTACCGTAGATTGTTAGTATATACATTATATCATCTCACACGCTTCTTGGTAAGTGCTTCTCATAATGTTCTGAATCTTTGATTTATCCAGATTAATATCAGCATCCTGAATATATCTATCTAGTATAGACATCGTATCTTCTGATTCAGAAACTTCAAAATCTTCTGCCTCTTGAAGTGCAAAGTTTTCTACAATCTTGAGATCAGCAACTCCAACCTCATAAAGTTTATCAATAAACTTCTCAAAGTCTTTAGTGCTTGTTTTCTCACGAACAATCACTTTAACAATTTTATTACCATACTCACTCGCATCAAAGAGTTGATGTGGAGTATCATTATAGTAAATATTGTAGAACATTCTATATGGATTGTCCACATGAAAGTGTTCTAAAGTTTCTGTGTCAAAGATTGTGAATCCTCTTGGATCTTCTACATCATTCCAGAACAACTCATAGGGATTGCCTAGATAGAAGATTTTCCCGTTATCAGATCTTGTATGGTAATGACCCGAAAATACCCGCTTGTACTTGTTATATAATTCGCTCTCATGACCATGGTCCATGACGCAGCCTCGATGAGCTCTAAATCCGTTGAGCTCAAGGTGCCCCATCGCACACTTGCAAGTTGAACTTTTAATAAATTTAAGAGTCTTTTCTTCATTTTCTTGATTAATCCAAGGAATAAACAAAGTCTTAAGTTTTCCCAACTTAACCTCTGTTGCTTCCGAATATACAGTTACATTCTCATACTCTCGAAGAAGAAGATCTACAGCATTCACTTCATTTGTATTTTTATAGTATGCTGTATGATTACCTACAATCGTATGGATATGTATCCCCATATCCTTTAGACGGTCATAATAGTTGTTCTTTGCCCAGGCAAGCGAAGAAAAGTCAATACCTTTACGACTGTCAAAAGTATCTCCCATATCTACGATTGTAGTAATGCCATTCTCCTTCAGATATGGAAAGAAGATGTCATTATAAAATTTTAGAAAATAATCATGAAACAACTTAGAGTTCTTACGAGCACCAAAGTGTTGGTCTGTAATGATTGCAACCTTCATCAACCACGGAGTTTAGAGTGGACATTATCCTTGATCTGATTATAGTCGCTGTAGTTCGATCCGTCAAGTGTATTGTTGTCGTCGAAGACTTCACTATACCCTGACTTCTCAATAATTTTATTCTTAATATCTAACTGTCTTTTCTCTCGCTGAATACGGCGCAGAAAAGCATAATGAATAATCTGAGTGAAATACGCAAAGGGATTCTGGGATTTCTCTGGGTTAAAATTATGTATGTACTGAACGCAGTTCTCAATGCCATCAGAGATCATATCCTCTTTGAACATATAGTTCACAAAGTTTGGTTTGAATGATAAATGATTTGCGATCTTTAAAAAACAATCACCAATGTAGCGAGGGATAACTGGTTTTGGAAGACCCTTAGCTAGTGCAATCTCTTTATCTTCACGATACTTAATTAATGCTGCAAGGAACTCTTTATTATTTACATAATGTTCCGATCTTTTTCTTCTTGTCATGCCTGGTTGTATCATAAGTTTATCTCATAATATGTATAGATTATACCATTAACTTAAATGCTTGACAAGGTATCAAAAGTCATATAGACTAACTCTGTCAGGGTTGATTAGATAAACTATAGCTCTTCAGAGCTTTTCTTAAATATCTTCTCTAAAAGTTCTTTAGTATCATTAACTGTCCCTAGATATCCCATATCGCGACTTAAGTCAGCTTCATTATTTTTATTTTTATCTGCTCTACGGATATAATCTTGATACATCATAATCATTTCTATATCATCTGATTCGGACATTGTTAGAACATCTTCTAGTCTGATAATAAACATATCATCACTAGTTGTTTTTAACCATGGTTCTAATTTATACCCTACCGTGCCACCTCTGGATTTAATTTCATTAATAGTGATTGGATTGGATAATATTAACATTGTCCTATCTTCTTCTTCAGAGGCAGCAACCTTTGAAAATATTTCCTCACCTGATCTTAACTTAATTGTTGCATAAAAGTCGTCTTCCATCATACCTTTAATTGAATAGTGATTATGTCATAATTAAACTTTTCTTCGTTATAGATTTTGATTCTTTCTATAAAATGGTTTAATGTGTAGTTTCGTCTTGACTTGGTGGAACAATCATCTGAGATATCATATAATGTTGCCTTCACCTTTCCTTTTCCTTTTCTAAGAACTCGTCCAATACTCTGAAGATTGCGGATTCTGGATTTACTTGGAGAGGCAAAGATAACATTATGGAGGTTTTTAATATTGATACCTGTAGAAAAAGTTCCATAAGATGCGACGATAACTGCATTGTTTTCTCGTTCAGTTATCTCTCTTACCAATTCTCGTTCTTCAGCATCCACCCCACCATGTACAAAAAATACTTTGTGGTCTTCACTCTTGTTTTTATTTATCTTTTCATAGAGTATAGCACCATGGCTCTCGACTCTTTGGAAAAGCACAAGTGTATTCCCTTTAAGATCAAGTGCTAGATTTTTTATAAAGTTGTTTCTTTGCTCATGTGATATCAAATACTCAATCTCATCATTATATGTTTCAAATGTTTTTGGATGGTGTTTGAGTATCAGACACTGAATATCTAACTGAGATAAATGTCCCTGCCTCATCAATTCATCAGTTCGAGTAACTTTATATGATGGACCAAACAACCCCTCTAATACCCACTTATGGGTCTGTGTGCCGTCTAATGTACCCGTGAAACCAAATCTATACTTTGCATGATGAAGTTTAGTCATGATTTGTATCAAAGACTTAGACTTGAATAAATGTGCTTCATCGCCTATAATGCAACCATAGTCTTCGAAGAAAGATCTATCAAGTTTGTATACAGATTGCCAGGTCGTAATAGTAACTGGGGCATCATTACTTTTTTCTTTTCCTGAATAGATACGATGGCAATATGAGTCAGCATTCCAACCATAATCCAGAAAATCCTTGTACATCTGCTCTACAAGAGATGTCGTGGGAACAACTAAAAGAATTTTTTCTCCTTGGTCAACGTAATATCTTACGAGAGAATAAATCATCAATGATTTGCCAGAAGCAGTGGGGCTTATCAATAGCTTTCTATTGTGCTTTAAAGCTCCGTATACTCCCTCAATTTGATATTTCCGTGGAGAGTGAGAACAAATAGAGTTCATGTAATCTTTAACACCCTCCATAGAGATGTGTTGATTCTCCTCATATGGAGCACCATAGAACTTATTATCTTCGAACTTGTAAGTGTAACCGTAGTTCTCACAAAATGATACAATCTTATCTAACAGACCAACATAGATCTGTTTTGACCTCATATCATATAGATGGATCTCTCCGTTCCAGTTTCTACCACGATACTGTGGCATAAACTTTGCATTAGGAACTTCGAACTTAAAGTGATCTCTAAGTTCATATTCAATATGTGGTTCAGTATTGATTTTTAAAAATACTTCGTTTGATTTTGATATAACAAGATTTGCTGTTGTATCAATCACATAGATCCATTCATCTATGAATATTTATCACATATTATTGAACTGATATTCTAAAATCATTTTATAAAAATTATCTCTCATAGAAATTAAATCTTCTTGCTCTTGAGGAGCACCACCAGACCACTTATCTACAGCCTGTGATAATCCTTTATGAATTAAACGAACTGCTTGAATGTTTAATTCTATTGACCAATACTCACCATCGTCATCTGTGTCATACATCACCCTAACCCCGCATTGAATCTCATGAACTCAATCGCATTTTTGATTTGATACGTTCTGTTGGTTACTTGCTTAAGTATACTCTCAATGTATGTGAGCATTGTATCATAGTAATCAATTTTTAAACAGACAGAAGAAAGTTTCTCATCTGCATCAAGATACTTTTGCATTGTATCTTTATCACGAATCTTTTTTGGAAAAGGTTTTTCTATATAAACCTCTGGGTCTGCCTTACCACTAAAATATTCATATCTTTCATGACGGATATTTTTTCTTTGCTGCTCCGCTTTCTTTCTCATTAGAAATATGGTATTATATAACTCAAAGTACTTCGCATGAAGAGTAGGAATATTTGTAGATTCTGTATGTAGATTGTCCATATCAATCTTGGAATCTTTTTCCCACATTTCTTGAAGTTTATCAAGATCGATCATAAAGGAGTTCCTTGCATATCACATATCGTGTATATAGTATACTTGAAGGACACGTCTGCTGTAAAGTACTCTTGATCAGTCTGGGTAGCATCAAAGGTCAAAGTCGATAAATCATATGGAAATAAATCCTTGAAGAAGATTTGATGTGTGGGAACAAGATTACTTGAAAGAATATTTAAAGTTCCGTCAGAGTAGATATTGTCACCATCATTAATATATCTTCCGAAAACTTCTGCCTCGCTTTCTAAATTTTCAAATTGATCTAAACTCTCTGGATATCCTAATCCACGAATCCACTTTTGGATCTCCATATAATTTCCAAGATCTTCATCAATCATGAATCTGAGTTGAAGATCACCAAATTCTATTGTATCTCCTGGAACAGGAATAGGTCTCAAATAGTTTGGTTGAACAGTCACACCCAAAGTCATATTTGGGATATTAACCTGATTACAAAAGAATGCAGCTTGAGGAGACCTGCGAAGAGTAAATCTAAATCCAGTAGGATTTAAATAATTTCTATTCTCAATTTGACTTGTTGTTCTTTTTACAGGTTCTCTTCTAATAGCCACTGTTATCAACCTTCATCAACAATAATTGCTCCAGTCCATCCACCATTAGTTCCATCATCATTAACGAGAAGTGCAGAGGGATCAGCATCATAAGTTTTTCTATCATCGAACTTATCAGTCCAACGACTATCTCCTTTATAATAAACTGTAATTTCTGTAATTAATGCAGAGGGTTTTTTAATGTGATACGCCATTTTTTTTAAAGGACAATATTGACTATTTATCAGGCATAAAAAAAGACCCCCCGAAGGAGGTCTTGTAACTTTGTGTATCCGATGGATCACATAAGGTTCTTAACAGTGACTCTTCTGTAGTAACGGTTTCCGTTAACTGTGAGAGCGCCGCTGCCTTGGGTAAGACCCTCAGCGAATGGATTAGCAACCATGCCGTAGCGGGTCTTAAATCCGATTTTGGGCTGGAAGGAGTTCTCGCCGACAGCACGTACCATCTGGAGGGGTACATATGGGCAGTAGAACAGACCAGCGTCATAAGGAGAAGTTCCCTTATAACCAACAACGTAGTACTGGTTAGCAGCACTGTTTGCAGCATAAGGATCGATGTATACACGAT